CCGGATCCCAGGCGAATTCCTGGAAACTGTCGGTTCTCCTTCCGGGTTTCGAACCTGAAGTGTTTGACGGCCTTGCCGGCAATGGCGCAGCCTTCTGGGTAGGCCTGGCGGCTGCCGTCAACGCTGGCCTGGGCACCCAGCGCGGGCCGTCCCAACTGGTCATCGCCAGCGCAGGGGGCACGACCGCATCGCCAGCACCTTTCTCATTGGCTTTGGGATCATCCAGCCCTGGCACTGATGGCGCGACACTCGTCGGCAGCAGCCAGTTGATTGGCTCCGATATGCCAGTGCGAAGCGGGATGTATTCACTGCGGGGTCAAGGCTGCGGTCTGGCAATGCTTGCCGACTGTGACGACTCGACGACATGGACCACCCAGTCCGGCTTCGGCCTGCAGGAAGGGCTGTACGTTATCCTGACCACACCAGCCGGCGACACGATCTCGAACGCGGTCGCGACCATAGCCACGACAGGGCTCGATAGTTACGCTGCGAAACTGATGTTCGGCGATTGGCTGTGGTGGTCAGATCAGGTCAATAATACCATCCGACTGGTCTCGCCACAAGGCTTCGCCACCGGCCGACTGGCGAACCTCTCACCTGAACAATCCAGTCTCAACAAACAAATTTACGGGGTGGTCGGTAGCCAGCGCACCGGCACGCCGGGGTCAAGCCAAAACACGACATATTCATCGGCGGACCTGAGTGCCTTGCTCAGTGCCGGCATCGACATGATTTGCAATCCGCAGCCCGGCGGATCGTATTGGGGCATCCGCGGTGGCCTTAACACATCCTCTAACGTGGCGACAAACGGTGACAACTATACCAGATTAACGAACTACATCGCCAAGACACTTGCTGCCGGCATGGGTTTGTACGTGGGCCAAGTTATCAATAGCACACTGTTTCAAAATATAAGATCAACCCAACTGTCATTCCTGAACAATATGTATGGCCAAGGACTTCTGGGAAGTACCAATGGTTCTCTTCCCTTCAGCGTCATATGCGATACGACCAATAATCCGTTATCCCGCACCAGTCTCGGCTACGTCCAATCAGATGCCCAGATCCAATATCAGGCGATCAACGAGCGCTTTATCGTCAATGTTGAGGGTGGCCAAACAGTGCAGGTCGCCCGTCAGACTTTACCGTCTGGCCAGATTAGTTAGGAGATCATCCAGTGGCACTGACAGCATTCTCGATCGGCCGAGATACTCAACTCGTCGTAATGGGCCCCAATGGGCGGGTCGATCTCAGTCACGTGACCGGTTTTGAGAGCCGCCAGATTACCAGCCCCGTTCGGGTCAGCCGGCTTGACGGCACGCAGCTCGCCGCAGAGCTCCCGAAGGGCTGGGAGGGAAGTTTCGAGGTTGAGCGCGGGACCTCGGCACTTGACGATTTTGTCTCGGCAATCGAACAGAATTACTACAACGGCATCGGTGCTACCCCAGGCACAATGTATCAGTATATCACCGAGGTTGATAGTTCAGTCTCTACCTATCAATTTGATGGTGTTGTGTTCAAATTGGCCAGTGCTGGATCCTGGAAGGGTGACTCCAGCGTGAAGCAAAAACTCGAATTCTACGCGACCAGAAAGCGGCGTATCTGATGACCGCCTCTCAAGTCATTATCGGCGAGGCCAATCGCGCCACCACGACTGTCGATTCCAAGGGTAGGCGGCTTACGCTTCGCCACCTGACAGCTCTTGACACTCTTAGGCTATTCAAGGCGGCTGGTCCAATCCTGGCGCTAAATGAACCCTGGCTATCGATGGCCGGCCTGGCGTTCGCGGTGCTGGAGATTGATGGCGTTCCAGTCCCGACGCCCGCGACGGAAGGACAGATCGAGGGACTGATCGACCGTCTCGGCGACGAGGGTCTGGCTGCGATCGCGGATGTCATGAAAGATGCCTATTCGGCTTTCGACACGCAGGCCGACGTGGGAAACTCGCCCGGCACCCCGTCTTGATCGACTGCCTGTACCTTATCCGGCACGGGGTGCCATTCGATGTCGCATTCGCACTCTCATCCACCGAACGGGCTGCATATGTCATCGCGCTCGGTACGCTAGAGGGACATATTTTCGACTGGTCGGTCTATGGCTGGGCAGATGCCGTATCAAGTGGCGGATGATACCGATCTATGTGATGTGAGACATGTACGTACCAAATAAAAGCCGAATCGACTGGTTTCTTCGACTTCGACGGATTTTTGCTTTTCCTAGATATTTTCTTGCCCCACGGATCGCAAAACACCGCGGCCTCAAGCCGGTCGGAGATGAATCCACGCCGGTTTCATTTCGAGATTTTGGTTCTGAGATTGGTCCGATGGTTGCAGCGTCTCCGTTACGTCGCGCTGCGCCTGGTCACCTTGTCCTCCGGCCACCGGACAGGTCGATCACTTCGTCCGGTTCGTCGATTGCGCGAGCAATTAGTGCGGCCCCGGCCGGGAGTATTGTGAGAAGCCCCATGTTTCGGAATGGCTACGGAATTGGTCCAGGTCGCCGCTCAAGTGTTGCCATGCATTCAGCCCACGCCTCTAAGCCTGCGGGCTCAAGGCAGGATCATCTTCGTGCTATGTGGAGATCGACGCCCGACAAAGTCGGGTCTTCTACCCTTGCCGCGGCACCAAGGCACATTAACTCGGCTGATACGCTTCCGATATCTCGAAGCATTCGCAGCCACCAACCACAACGCAGCGCTGCTGGTCAAACCTTCACCAGCACGCACCCCGAAATCACGCTAAGAGCGCTCCCTCCGCCACCGTCGGTGGAAGCGAGGGCAGAGCAAAATTCTGGGTTGAACCTCGGAACTCGTTCGGCGGGCACGAGGCCCGATCCCGGACGGGACGTGCAACGCCAAACAAACCGAAGCACCTCCACCGTGCATCTTGACGGCGCAACTTTGGGGCAGTGGACAATACAACATCTGGAACGAGTCTTGGCGAAGCCGGCCGCTGGGATGACTGGCGTAGATCCCAGGGCCAGCCTTCCGCGGGGTCGGGTTTCACCGTTCTAGACGGCCGACAGGCATGCCAAACGCGCGCGCAATGGAGTACGCATACCCTTGCTGAATTCTCCCATCCAACTCGGCTCTATCGATCTCCAGGACTTCGAAGTTCCACAATCCGTCCGCTTCGGCGGCCGATATCGGCTCGCCGTCCATGCTCTCGCCGGCGGCCAACGAATCGTCGAGCGGCTCGGCCCGGATGACGACGACATCCAGTTCGGAGGTATATTTTCGGGACCCACCGCTGAACCGCGTGCCACAGCGTTTGATGATCTCCGCCTATCTGGGGAGATTGTCTGGCTGACTTGGGAGTCGTTCCGGCGGCGGGTGATCGTAAGGAGTTTCACTGCAGATTATCACAGTCCGTGGTGGATTCCGTACCAGATCCGATGCACGGTCGTTGACCAGCGTCGCATCGCTGCGACCCCGCGGACAAGCCTGGCCGCGATCTTGTCTGCCGACCTCGGCACTGCCCTGTTCTACGCAGCCGGATCCAGTATATCTCTGGCGCCGCTGCAGGCGGCAATGTCCAGCACGAACGCGCTGACCGCGGGTAGTGCGGACCAGACGATGGCGATCGCTCAGGCTGGCTCTGTGGTGCAGGGCGCTAGCGGCCAGATAGACCAACAGTCGTCCCTGTTAACTGATTCATTTCCGTCAGACGGCAGCGCTTCCGGGTTGAGTGAGTCGTATCTTTCCAAGGTGGAATCCGCCGGTTCACTGGCGGCAGCAGTCAATGTTCGCAGCTATGTCGGTCGGATCGGTATGAATATTGCGGGGCCCAATGTCTGACATCCGCGAGATCACGACCATTGGAGGCAATCTCTTTGAAATAGCCGCGGCGCAGTTCGGGGACGCTCTGCAATGGATCAATATCGCTCGCAGCAACCATCTGATCGACCCAATGCTTTCCGGGCAAAAGCACCTGGTGATACCACAGTTTTCCTCAACGTTCTCAGACGGGATTGGTCCCCAGTAGATGTTGCTGAGATCCTCGGACCAGTTGCTGGTTGAGATTTCCATTAACGGGAACCCGGTAGCGGGCCTGCTGCGGGCCTCGATAACAAGCACCAACTGCTTCTCCGCAGATTCCTACTCTCTGACGTTCGCCATGAATGCCGGAGGTGCAGGTGATATTGTGTTCTGGTCGGTGATCCCCGAGGCCTTGGTTGAGGTGACGGCGGTAACCTCTGGCACGTATGCTCCGAGATATCAAAGCCTGATCACCGGTATGGCTGACAGCATTCACATAGATCCCGTTCGCGGCACCGTTGGAATCGAGGGCAGAGACTTGTCGGCTTCCATGATCGACTCGTACCGGCAGCAGGACTTCGTCAATCAAACCGCTTCGGAGATCGTAACGACGATCGCGTCCTATCACGGCCTACAACCCATTGTCGTACCGACCGGCGGCAATATCGGCCGCTACTACGCCGATGGATACACCAAGGTATCGCTCGGGCAATTTTCCCGCTTTCGGTCGGATTGGGATCTCGTTGTTCAACTGGCCCGCCAGAACGGTTACGACGTCTTCGTCGAAAACCGGTCACTCTACTTCCAGCCGCCGGCTACATCGCTCACCGTCCCGCTGCCGGTCTCGCTGCGGGATGTACAAAGTATTCGAATCGAACGGAATCTCGGGGTCGCCAACGCCGTCGCGGCGAGAGTCCAGTCGTGGAACTCCCAGAGTATGACGGCCTATCGCAGTGACAACGCGGGAGTTACCGCCGCCGGGGGGGGCCAGGTGGAGTCTGCTGCGACGCTACCATTTTTATTTTCAGCCTCGAATTATACAGAACAGCAAGTCACAGATGCGGCTGAGCGATATGCCGCTGAGCTGAGCCGCCTGGGTACCGTCCTGAGTCTGGACATGCCGTGGGATCTATCTTTCGTGCCTAGGTCCACGTGCCTGCTCATGGACACCGGTTCTGAGTTCGATGCAGTGTATCGAATTGACAGCATAGAACGCCTCTATAGTTCTACGTCCGGTTCCAGACAACTGATCCGCGCGGCCCAGCTCTGGCCCACCTAAGCGGTGAGACCGGCAATGGAGTATTATGAATACTATACTTCCTAACATTATAAAATCGCACGCATCCAGTCTGGATCAGTCCACTGGTCAGGTGAAGTTCGGAACCGTTACATCCGTCAACCCGGCAAATGCCACGGCGCGGGTAACAATTCAACCAGAAGGCGTTCTGTCGGGCTGGCTGCCGATCATGTCACAATGGGTCGGAAATGGCTGGGGGAT